AGTTAATACTACGTCAGCATGAGTTAATACCACATCTGCATTAGTTGTTACAACGTCTGCATTAGTTAATACTAGATCAGCTGCTGCATCATCTTCGCTTGATTGAGCATTATTCTCTGATACTAAAGCCGCTGCCGCACTAGCCGCTGCCGCTGTTGCTGAACTTGATGAACTAACAGCATCTACTACTAATGCCCAGTACGATGTATTAGTTAATAATGTTCCTATAGCAGAAGCTGCGGTACAAATATAAATGTTGTTCAGTTGAGCAGTAGTCGTTGATTTAACTAGATCACGTTGAATATAGGCTGCTGTAGTCGTAGTAGCATCAGTGCCTTTATATACCCCGATCTCTTGAGTAATATCCAGATCACCTGCTGAGTCAAAGGCGAATAACTTACTTGCTCTTGCACTAACAGAACCTAATACTTCCACATCACCTGCATCTGTTACCGTAGTAGCAAACTTAACTGTTCTATCTAAAGCGTCTTGGTGTTGTTGAGTTACGAAGGTTAATCTATCTAGTGCATCTTCGTGAGTTTCTGCTGGGAAAGGATCGTTCTCTACATAGTCCGTTCCTTGAGTTAGCGTTAAGACTCTTTCAATAACTACTGAGTCTGCTGCTGTTAGTCCTGTGCCAAAGGTAACATTACCACCCGATGTTTCACCTGCATCTGATACTGTGTAGTCTGTAGTTAAAGTCTTTTGTACATCATTAACATAAACCTTCAAATCTGCATCTGCGAATATCTTAAATGTGTACGCAAATACGGTCTGTGACGATGACGCTGAATAACTTACTTTACTTGTTGTGCTTGATACTGCCATTTTTAACCTCTAATTGTTCATGATTATAACAAAATATCTATTGAATATTAGGGAAATTCGGCATTGCTCCGCTTCTTCCCATATCCTTTTTCATTCCCTTTATTCCTTTCTCGTAATAAGTATCTAAAAACTGTTTAGCATTCAAATCTCCAGTAGCATTCTTCAACTTCAATGCTGCTGCTAGAATGTCAGCTTCTTTTCTCTTATCACCGTTTGCAGATCTAAACTCATGCATCCAAGCATTTGATCCATATCTACGCATCATGTTACTTGATCTGCTAAGAATATCTTTTCCCTTCTTGGATTGGAGTGCTATAGCTTCTCTTTCATTAATCTGATCACCATGACCAGTTAGCATCTTACTGATAGCACTATTAATATCTATATTCTCTTGTGAGTACATAGCTTCATTCTTCATAGTTCCTAAAGCATGTGGCATATCTCCTGAATCAACTACTCTTAACCATCTTCCTAGGATGTTCTCCATGAAAGGCAAATCGTTGTTTTCTTTTATGAAGGTTAATAGTTTATTGTTTACATCTTCCTTACCAAGATTAGATAATTCACCTAGGTCGATTCTATTCTCATAACCCATAACATTTCTAACCCAGTCAGGAGTATCTTTATAGAATATACGACCACCCATACTGCTCCAGATGTTATCTTGCCACTCTGTTGATCTAGCTTCACCACCAGCTTTTTGTGCTTGCTCACTAATTACATTCTCTTCTCTAAAGTAATCATAAGGGTTTCCGTTACCAACATAGTAATCACCAGCTTGTTGTAACATCTTAAATAGTGGCGAGAAAGATGGAGTTTGTCCTGCAGCATAGTCCATTAGTCCTTCACCAAACTCTCCAGTTCTTGTGGCTGGATGAGCCATAGGGGAATTAGTAAACATTTGCCATACATTACCACTGATAAATCTAGCTGTTTCATCTAGAGGAATAGTTAGTATTATTCCTTTTTGTACCCAGCTCTCTCCGTCTGGGCCTTGAACCTCAACAAGATCTAACGGTATAACAATATAGTTAGTCTTAATATAGTTTGATGTCATTCCCATGATTGTTGCGTTCTTGGCTTTATCTTCATCTGTTAATCCTACTAAGCCTTGAGCCATAGCAAACATCAAAGCTTTAGTTGCAAAAGCTTGTTGGAATGTTGAGTTTAAATACTCAGCAGATCTCTTAGATGACTTCTTGCCAGTCAAAGGATCTCTTCTGAATGATTCCCAATCACCTCTCCAACCCTCTTTCATAGCATTAGAGAACATGAATAAGTTGTTATATACTGAGAACGCTTCACCCTTTCTAAGAAAAGCAGGAGATCCTAACTGTACTCTTACAATGTGGGCGATTCTTTCTTTAGATAACTCTGGGAAGTATCTTTCTAAGTATCTCTGACCACCAGCTTTATTCTGTGTTTCAACAAACTGACCAAATATTCTAATACCATCAATCATTGTTCTAATAGGATGATGTATATACTCATTCCATGATGTTTTAGATTGACTGAATTGTGCTATTCTTCTTTCCATAGCCATAACATCTGAAGGCTCACCCCAAGGTTCTGCCACTGAGATTAGAGATCTACCACTTCTCATGTTACTAATTACTTGATTGGGTACACCAAAATATCTATGAACACCATCAACACCGCCTTTAGCCCAGAACGGAAGATAAGAAGCCCACTTAACTAGAGGGATTTCATCATACCAACCACGACTAGGCAAATTCTTAACAGTTCTTTGGAAGTCACGCGCAGCATTGAATAACATGAATCCCGGATTTGATACGGTATAGACCTCTCTGAAGTATGCATTCATATTCTGAACCCACGCCCAAGCCTTATACCTGTCAATAGCGCTTTCTTTAAATGCTTTAGCTACCCACTTATCAACATAGAATCCTTTTAGTTTGCCTTTACGCATAACCATCAGTAGTTCTAGATTCTTGCCTTTGTACTTTTCACCATGAGGCTCAACAGGTCTTTCAATAGCAAAGCCATTAAGCATTACAGTTTCATATTCTGCTTTCTCAAAGTGAAACATTTTTGGTGCTGTTTTTAAAGCCTCTTCATACATCTTAATCGTATTATCAATAGCCTTGTTCTTTACTATTGCATCAATAATAGATAGATCACTAAATACAGTAGCGGTTAATGGGCTTTCAACACCTTTGAATGTACCAATCTGGCCGATCAACTTAGCACCCATGCCTTTACCGTAGCGAGCATCCATGTGTTCTACCACATTAAACTTAACATAATCTTTATTCTCGATAATCTTCTGCTTTAACTTAGCATCAAACATATCGGATTCTTGTACTTCTTTAATAAAGTTCTTTTGTCTAACCAGCCAGAATTGTTCTGCTACATCTCTTAGTTCTGGATGTTGTGTTTCTAATGTTGCCATCTCTTCAGCAGCAATCTTCCTATCCACACCAAAAGGGTTAATAAGTTCTGAACGATCACCTAATGCAATTCGTCTGAAGAATAGGTATAACTCAATATTCTCTTGTGGTATCTCCATATCTTTAGAAAACTCTCTAACCATGTACTGTAAATCAAAGATATATTCTTCATGAGCAGATTTGTTATAAAGCATCTTCTCTACACCTAGAGTTGGATCTTCACCCTCTTTCCATGTTTTTCCAGTTCTTTCTTCGTACAGATTTTGATCTCTAGTAATAGCAAAGTATTCATCATACAACTTATACTTCATAGTATTAGATCCCTCTTTTGGATCTAGATCATGTTCCATCATTTCAATACGCTTTAAATCACCATCACGCATACCTGCAAGAATACGCAAGCTTAAATCTTTTCTACCACCATTCGGAGTATTAAGAGCATCTTGTAGTTTGAACCAGTTTTCTCTGAATTTAGGATGCCCCTCATGCAGCCAGTTCATAAAGCCAGCATAAGCATTAGGAGCTTTCTTTTTGGTGAAAAACGGATTTACAACTAAAGCACTTATAAAATCAGCAAATATCTCCTTAGAACTTTTACGATAAGTAAGGAACTTTTTACTTGCTGTTTCTTCATTGAAAGGTCGCCATTCTTTTGACAACTCATAAAGCTCTTGATGAATTAAATCTTGTGATAATAGCTTTCTACGAGTAACTTCTGCCTCAAATATTTCCTTAAACTTAGCCTTGATCTTATCAGCTGAATGCTTAGGCGTTGCATTTGTTTTAGCACTAGAGTCAAGTATCTTAACAATCTCAGGATGTATTTGTCCTCTCATAGCTGCTCTAGTAATATCCTTCTTGAGCTTTTTATGTGCTTTTTGAATAAACAGATATAAACTAGGATCTACTTCAGCACGCTTCATTACACCTGTGAAGATGTCTTTAATTTCTTGTGGAGTAATGCCTAAGTCTTTAATCTCTTTTATGTTGGATAGGTCTTTTACAGTTTCATTAACTAATCTTCTAGCCTCTTTCTTCAGGTCTTTAATCTCACCTTTAGTTAGTGGCTTCTCTCCACTTGGAGTACCTTCATAATATTTACCAAAGTGCTTTTTAAGACTTGCAATACGACCAATGATATTGCCTCTGGCCATAGTATGATCACCTTCTTTCGATATGTAATCAACAACATGTCCAATCTCATGCATTAATGTAGCCATTAGCTGTGCTGTATCTTTACCTAGTTCAGCATTGATCTTAATAGCTGCTCTTAATTCAGCACCCTCATGAACAATAGCACGACCTCTAACACCTTCTGGTAGCTTGTTAGTTACTACAGCAAACTTACCATCCATCATTAATCTACCTAGCTCCACAATGTCAGGTAACTCTAGCATTCTGTTATAACGCTCTGCATCTCTAACCAATCCAAGATTAAATGATTGTGTGCTTGCTAAGTTTAGTGCTTTAGCGTTAGCTAGTTCTTTTGTGAAGTTAAGTTTTAGGTTTCCATTAGCATCATATTCTTTCTTCATGACACCTAATATCTTAACCTTGCTCATATCTAATAATACTGCTGAATCTCTAGACTTTTTATCACCAGATACATCTTCAATCTCGTTTCTGTAATAGATAGCATCATAACCTCTCTCCATAAGGAAAGCCCTAATAGCCATATTCTGATTAGAGTATGTTGTGCTTCCTACTCTTTTTCTAGCTATATCTTGTGCTTCATCTCTGGTCATAATATCTACACCCTTACTCTGAAGATAATGAGCAATACCACGCCAATCCTCTAAACCATTTGCTAATTGCTCTGATTTAATAACTAAAGGGTTACTAATCTTAGATAAAACTCTATAAATGAAAGGATTATCTAGTCTTGCTGCAGCTTGTGCATCATCACCTATATGAAGTAAGTATTCTGATCTTGTGTCAAAACTTGTTAGATCAGATCTTCTAGATGAATGAGAAACAATAGTCCATCCTTCGTCATTATTCTTTCTAATTTCTTCAACTCTAGGCAAATGTACTTCTTCAATAGAAGAGAACTCATGATTACCTTTAAGTTTAATTTGATTTGTTGCTATCAGATATTCAGGTAGATGGAAACCACCGTTATTATCGTACTCTTTCTCTGAAGTTTGTCGCAATAGATCCAGTGTTCTTTTCTCAATAAGCTCTTTAGCCTTGATACTAGATGCCTCTATAGATTCACCGTAAACCAATTCTTTCATGGATTGGAGAGATTCGATAACTAATTTTTGTGCCTCTTTACCACCACCTACTTCTTTAGCTTCAAGACCTTTAGCTCTAATCATGTCATCAATTTGCAACAGATCTATATCTAACTGAGTTAAATCTTTAATTTCTTCTTCAGGCTTTTCTATTCTTTTAGCGGTCATATCCTCAATAATAAGCCTTAAATCACTTGGCACTTCAACTCCCTTACCAATATGAATATCGTTGCCCTTATCTACAAACATTTCTACCATGTGCTTTAATCCATCAGTAGATATTTCACCATCAAGCTTTTCAATCTCCCAAGCATTGATACCTTTATCTCTAGCCCTGCGAAGAGTTACTCTAATATTTTGTACTACTGGAGTTCCTTCTTTTGCCTGTGCTGTAGCATGTTCAGCGTGTGTTAGTTCAATCTTTTGGCCACCAGTAGATCTGTCATGCTGATAGGTGTATTGAGAGGCTCTGTATATGCCATCAGTAGTAGTGTGTTTAGCAGTTGATTTCTGACCTTGAATAATAATAGCATGTAAAGATGCTTGAATTTCTTTAGGAAGATCGTAGAAATATTTACCGTTCTTTATTCTAGGTGTTGCACGCATAGCCTCAATAATGCCTTTTGCAATCTCTGGATTGTCTTTTAAATAGCTAGTGAATGTGTTAGATCTAATACCAAATTGAACAAATATCTTCTTTAATCTGTTATATACTGCGAAATCTGTAGTTCCAACTCTTAGTTTGATAGGTGCAGTCATCTTAGATATACCAGTATTAGAGGCATGTAATATAGATAAGACAGCTATACTGTGTAAAAATTCCTGTGTAGTTGGGAAAATACTATCTGGTAGTGTTAGATCTAAGATGTTTCTAAAAGGATCAAGATGCGAAGCTTCTGTCATTGCTATAGCTTCAGTTAATAACCTTGCAGAATTTACTCCATATTGCTTGCCAGTCTTACCTGTAGTGCCTTTAATGATAGATCTAATAAACGGATTTTTAGAGTTCATTGCCATCTTAGTGAATGTTGCACTAGCAACACCAGTAATAGCACCAATAACAGCTTCCGCACCAAATTCACGAATAGCGTTAGTCAAATACTTCATGAAATCTTGTTCGTTCTCTACATCCGTTGCATTCTGTAATAGATCATCATAAATACTACGAATAGCACCATGAACACCAAACATGCCTGCAAAACAACCTACTGTTCCACCGCCAGCAGTACCTGCTATTGGAACAATAGATCCAAGTGCGGCGGCAGTAGCACCACCAGCTTGACAACCAGCCCAATAAATAGGAGTATCTGGTAGTATTCCAGCGGCAGCATATACAAGCTGCTTCATCATTGGCTGCTCTTCTAAATAAATAGATTCACCAAGTAGTTCTTTCAAAGTTAGAGTTTCACCCTCTTGAATACTATGGAATTTAACGCCCATAGCAAAAACAGATTGTTGTACTCCATGCTCAATAGTATTATACCAATCCCACTCATATTCGTCAGGATTCATATCAATAGGTGGTTTACGCCTCTGATCTTCTTCGCTCCAATACCACTGATTATTTCTCGCCCACTCCCTACTACGACTTAGAGTTGCTTCTTCAAATTCAGTAGGAACAACTTGATACTCTGGATTGATTGAATAAACTGGAGTATCTTCTTCTATATTCCAGCTTTCAACATCTATACGCATTCTAACAAAACCTTCTGGAATGATCTCTGGGTTGCCATAGATTTCATCCTGATCACCATCAGCTAGATTCTTTTGTCTAGAAGTATCAAAGAACTGTAAACGATCTTTTGCTTGATCCCAAGTTAGCCCAGCATCAACCATTTGTGCAATTTCAGTAGCTATATCTGGCTTATTAGACCATACATCAAATAGATCAGCACTTACATCTTCTTTATTCCACTGTAAATATTTATTGTAATTATCTTCAGCTTTAAGCATGTTCTCCCACCTGCCGCCTTGTGCAGTTGTAGCTATCTGATGATATTTTGTACCAGTATCCGTTTCAAATGCGAACTTGGGATATTGTGTGCTACCATCTCTAACAGCCTCTTTATCCCAATTAAACACACCTACTTCGCCTAATACTTCTGTTGGTTTGCTGTAGCCTGTATCGCCTTGACTTATAATGCTGCTATATCCAGATCCATAAGACATTACAGGATTTAATGAAACACCTAGCTCAGTATTGATCTCAGCATCAGTCCTTCCCAATCCAAGAAGTTCATTGCGTTTATTTAAAAATGATGTTCTTGCTTGTTCAGATGTGTAACCGTCTGATAACCTATCAATTAAGAATTGTGATTTCATAAACCTCTTCTCTCATATACATTTTCAAGCATTTTTAATAGTCTATCATCTCTTTTCTCTGCTTTATCATGAGCAGCTTTATACTTTTTATATAGTTCTTTTGTTGGTTTAGGATGGGCTTTCCATTCTGCAATACCTGTTTCATGCCATGCATCATAAGTAGAATAATCAATACTTGATGTGTTGTTCAAATAATCAACAATAGTAACTTTTTCTTCTATCCACTTTCTAATATTGGAACTATCTACAAAACTACCAACATATAGGTTTGTTAATCCTTGTGCAAAATCTATCATTGCATCAGATGTTGCATCTATTGCTTTTAACACCATAGATCTACCTTCTTCTTCAATCCTTGCTTGTTCTTCTGCAGCGTTCTTAGCTTCAATATCTTTTATAGTTGATTCTTTAGCAGCAATCTGTTTTTCAATTTCAGTTAATCCTGCTTCTTCTGCTTCAATCTCACTTCTAACAATACCTATCTGTGCATCATATCTTTTCATTTCCAACTCGGCAATCTGTATTTCTAGTTCAGCTGATGATGTTTCCCAAATGCTAACATCCTTATCGCCAGATTCAGCTATATGATTATCTACTGCTGATTTTTCATCAGAAAGCTTTTGAATCTGTCTGTCTATATGAAGAACATCTTGATCCATTTTGTCTGTTAGATTATCGGCTTGTAGATACTGATCAAAGTTTCCATTTGCTAGTGCAGCTTGTCTAGCCTTCTGATGTTCAATAGGTTCTAATCTTGAAGTCCAACCTGCCGGAATAGGTGAGTCTGCCGGAATATTTACAACTAGATTAGGATCTCCTTTCTGCATTTGTGCAATCTTAGAGTAATAAAGCATAGAACCTTCTTCTTGGCTCATTCCCTCTGGTAGGGGCATTGAGAATGTAGATCCATCATCAAACTCAATATTAAGCTGATTAGCAGTTAGTGATTTATCCCATCCATTATCAATAGACCAGTCTGTAAGCTTGTTAGTTATTTCTTCACTAGAATACACAACCATTTTTTGAGCATTGTCAATCTCGTTCTGCTTATCTACTTGCTGCTGTGTTATTTTCTGTTTAATCTTGGATAGGACAGATGTGCCTACTGATCCTTGCTGATCCTTAATCAATCTGTGAACTATGTAATTAGGGTTCTCATATCCCGGAACGCCTACCTTTTGGCCATTCTCATCCATCTTATATAGTGGAGCATTTAACATAGCTTCAAATGAAGTTCCGTCTAGCTTCTTCTTTTCTATTAGAGTCTGCTCTAAAACCTCTTCAAAGTTCATCATTAGATTTTGAACCTGATTTCTAGCTTCAGTAATACTTGTTTTATCGCCATTAGCAATAACAGATGCCAAAAACTCTTCTGAATTAGCATTATTTAACACTAACTTTCTGTGTTCAGCAGGGTTTAGAATCTGTAATATTAATGAGTTTTCTGCACGTTTAAGTGCCCTAGCTTTTAATTTAGAAACCTTCCAATCTTTGCTTGTATCTTTTAAGAATGAATTGATAGGATTCCAATGCTTGTCAGGTATAAGTGGGAATTTACTAGATACATAACGCATAAACTCAACTTTAGCCTTTTCTGGATCACTCATAAACAAGTCAATAATATCTTGTATTACAGGATCTTCGCTTTTACCTTGTTGAATATCTAGCTTTAGATTTCTAAACTTCAATAACTCTGGGCCAGTAAAATCAGTCTTAGTCTTACCTATAGTTTGATTTGCAAACACATTATACAACGACTGATCTTTCTCACTAGGATCAGGCCATATCTCTTGTAGCTTCTCTAGAGTTAAAGTTCCTGTGTTTCTTAATCCATTCAATTCTGATATAACACCTGTAACTATAATATTATTGTTGCTATCAATTACTCCTTTACGGATGCTACGATCTCTTTCAAACTTCTGAATTAATGCTGCTCTTTGACCATCTATCTTTGTAACATCACCATCATCTAGTGCCATTACTGCGTCAATAATTTGTTGCTTCTTTTCTTCTGTGTAGCTTGGGCTATCTAAAACTGTCCAATCATGGCTTAATAATGATATAGCGGTATTGTACTGTTCGGTTGTAGTAGTAGTTGGAATACCATCTTCTGTAACACCAATTTCAGGATTATCAAAACCTAAGTTGTCAAAGGTTACTGCTCTGAAAGCCCTTTGCTTTGTATAGGCAGCATCATACTGTGTTTTGAATTGGTTTGCCCCTTGTGGATTTAGATTTGGGAAAGCACCCCACTGAGATAACATAGCTTTACCATCTGCGTAAGCTTCTTCAATTTGTATTGAAGAGCCACCGCCAAGTCTTTTTAAAGTTTCAGATAAATCTCCTAAATATGCAGTAGTATTGATACCTTGTTGATACTTTAAACCTTGATTGTAAGCATGGTTCATAGCGGTGGCTCTTGATATAGCCCACTGCTTTTCCATATTCGATCTTACAAAATCATCTTCTATTCCGTCTATTGAATCAGTCTTGTACTGGTCATACATAGCTCCAACCGATCCATGTATATTCTTAGTATCAACCTCATTAGACATCATGTTAGTTTCCGGATCGTAAGTTCCGAATGATGCGCTATTGATTACTCCATAAGGAGAGTTGTTTCCATATTTACCATTATCTTCTGCACCACCTTGCTCAAAGGTACGAAAATTTCCTAATGCACTATTTAACTGATTAGTCTTTTCTTGCTTATCAAGACTCTCAGAGAATGCAGATGCTATTCTTTGTGATGCTGATACAAGTTGATTACCTAAATCTTGTGCGCCTTTACCACCGGCTGCTGCAGCACTAAGCCATTTCGTGCTTCCAGAAACAGGTGTTGTATTGCCTAATCCAATAGTCTTTCTTGATGCTATTTTAATTGCCATATTTTAAACTCATTTCATTGCCTTATAACTTGTGGCTGCACCAGTAATTCCTGACAGTAAAGAACCTGTAGCTTGATACCTTGATGCTGTTAATTGCTGTGATCCTGCCATCCAATGTTTCCATGCTTCTGACCTAGATGTTCTTAAATTTTCTCTTGTATCTTCTTGTAAATCATTAATAGATTTTAATACATTTAGTTCAGCTGATCCTACGCCAGCTGATGCTCCGCTACCACCCCACTGTGCAACCTGCATGTGGATAGCTTCAATAGCCTGCCTGTGCATTGCCTTTCTTTTATAATGATAAGCGTTTAAGGTTTCGCCATATTCAACTTGACCCATCTTGTATGCTGCATTTCCAGACTCAATAGCACCTCTTGCGCCAATGACTCCGCCTGCTACTGATATTGCTGCTACTGCTGCTGCTGCTGCTACTGACATATTAATCACTCACCGTTAATGTTCCATGAATACCTAGTACCGTTAATGGTAAAGGTTGTTCTTGTTTGATTTCAATAATACCATCTCTATCCCAACCAAGATTAGTAACTCGTTTATCACCTGTGAATAAACCGATACCTGAACTCATAGGAGTTGATGATGTTCTAAATGGAAGTTGGTCATCATTAATCTTGACACCTGTTGTATTGAGCAATCTAACCTTAACCTCATTCCATCGTTTCTTTAATCCTTGTGCTTTACCTGCTTGAGAACCTGACTCAACACGCATAGTCTTTAAAGTTGATGTATATCCTAATCCTACTTGAATATCTACATTAGTCCAACCAGTAGGTACTGATATAGATATAGCACCACTTGAAACTACTTTATCTGGGAATACAGAGTCATTTATAACTAACTTGACCGTTTCCCCTTCTAAGTGAGAAAGTCCACTTACAGAGGTTGTAGCGGTTGATACAGTGCCTGTGATACCTGAATCTACATTTATGTCTGGGTCTAGATATTCAATATGCCTTACTACTGATCCATTGACAGTTCTTTTAACTGCTACCCATAATTGATCCTGAGTTGTATTAGTTATTACTGAAACACTCTCAACTTCAACGCTAGTACCACCAATCTCATGTTCCGCCCAAGCAATTACTTCTTCAGGTCTTTCATAAGTCAGACTTAACATCTTGCCATCTGCAGTACACGCCCAAATAACTGAATCTGGCTCTTGTTGATAGTCCATGTCTTTAAGGTAGCCTGCTGTTATATGCTCTGATAACAAAGTCATATCTGGAGCAATATAAGCATCACTCTGAAATTGATAAGAGAACTCTCTAATCTTTCTTCTAGCTCTCTGTGCAAATAGAATAGCGTTACCAATCTGGATAGGTGGGATAGTCCAACTACCGTAAGTAGTCTGCTGAGTAACCATTACATTAGATGGTGTTAAAGGCTCTCCCTGTGGGCGGCCTACTTTAAATTCACCACCTGCTGTTCCAACAATGAGATCTCTACTTGGTTGTAACCATCTTATTACATTGACTTTATTAGTAGCAATAGCATATTCCATTGACTCATCTGCCAAGCCTGTACCTTGATCAAAGTTCTCATAGTCAGCTGTTTGAGAACCCCATATTGTTTGTGGATAGGTAGAGCTACCAGCAAAGAATAATCTCTGTTCATAAAACGATACTGTTCTAGGATAGCCATTACTACTTGTCCAAGGTGTTGAACCAGCCCATGTGAATGTAGGTGTACTTAATGTCCAAGATGTATGACCTGTACGAGATAGCTTTCTAGGTGCATGGCCACTATGACAGATATACATAACATCTGCTGATTGTGCAAAGTGTAGTTCTGTTAGTTCAGCCTCTAAATAAGGTGTTGATATTTCATAAGCAGAACCGCCAGATTGAATCTGACCGTTGTCTTTATAGAAACGAATATAAGTGTCACCAAACTCTAGTACATAGGATTGAGTTACATTGAACTCGAAAGGAATAAGCCTTACTTCTTTAGTCGAATCCTTAACCTCAGAAACAAAGTGAGTTCCTCCTCGTCTAGTAGCGCCACCATGAGGATATACAATCATGTTGGTTAGTTCACTACAACCGTTAAAATATTTCTTAAAGTCTATTTGTCCTTCAAGACGAGGACTTAACTCCCCAGCTGTGAAGTTAGACTGAAATGGATGTACTCTAGCCATTTAACCCCTAAATGATGTAAATGTATCAGATACTAGACCATCAATAAAACCCTCCAATCCATCAATAGATCTAGCTTCTGCGACTTTGATTTCATATAGCTCCCACATTTGTTTAGAAAGGCTATTGCTTCCTGTTATTGAGTATGCTAATTCAGCAGCTAATCTAGCTGTCAATACTTCTGTGAAGATTGGATCGAATTGTGCTGTATCTGTTACTTGTGCAATGTAAAGAATCTTTGCAGTTCCTTCATCTGATAATAACTTTCTTCCTTCAATCTTAAAGATGTACTCATCATATTCCATTTTGAGAACACGAAGGCAATAAGGACTGGTTGGAAGAGTATATTGATAAGCGTAGTCAAATGCAGGTGCTGCAACTAACTTACTTAGCTCTTGTCTTTCTATTGCGAAATTCCAAGGATGTGATCTTAATACAGCATCTCTTGTAGGTTCGTAAAATGCGTTACAGAGTCTTGCTCTTTCTGTATCGTCAGTTAGGGAAGTGATTGGATCGTCACCAAGTTTTCTTAATGCGTTTGAACAAATGGAAACCGCTGTTGCCATATCTCTTCTCCTGAATGTGGTGAGGATAACCCGTTACAGGAAACCCTCATTTTTTTATAACTTTAGTCTAGTACATAAACCAAGTAGCCAGATGCAGTATCGCCAGAAACGATAGCAGTATCCGTACTTGTTAATCTAATAGATACGCCACCTTGCGAAATGAATACTTTAGTATCCGCAGTTAATGCAGAGCCTACAGCCATTGCACCAGCAGTATCAACAGAAACACCGTTGTCAATACCATCAGCATCCGCTGCTACAGCATCACCGTCTAGGTCTGTGTAAGCATCCCAGCCAATGTCCATAGTAGCACTAGCAGTAGTCCAGTTATGCTCAACGCGACTTAACGCGCCTAACAAACGAACAGTTCCAGCAGGTAAACGAACAACTTCCGCAGAAGATGTCGCATCACCAGCACCTGATTGTGTGTGATCGAACGCAGCAATGCGTAAACGACCATGAACATCAGATGTTTCTTCCCTTACAGAAGGACTAGCATCAAAGTTAGTTACTTGCGTACTTTTTTGAGTAGTTACAGCCATGATTATTCTCCTATATTATTCAGTACACGCAATCTCTACTACTTTCTCGTCTTCAACACGAGTAGCACCGATTGTCATTGATAAAAATACTTGAGTAGCATAGTTCTTGTCATCACGCTCACTAATGCGAGTTTGAATCTCTGAACCCATTGCTAGACCAAGACCTGATTTACAGTACACAGTAACCTGACGGTTGCCATCTGAATCAGTACCTAAACGCTCTGAACGGATAAACTTAAATCCTAAGAAAGTATCTAATTGACCTTGTGCCAACGCCTTAACAGTGTTGTAGTCAGAAGATTTAACTTCAGTAGTATTTAACAAATCAGTTACTTGCTTCGCAGAAAGAATACAGTAACGCTCTTCTTCAGCATCTACATCAGAACCATCAATCACTTCTTTAGCAGATAGAAGTTTAGCAACTGTTAAACCACCTGATGCGTGAGCAATTTTTTGAGCAGATGGAAGTGCGATAGTAGTACCACCAGCAACACCACCATAGGCATTACCAACCGCAGCTTCAATAATTGCAGTATCCATAGCACGACCCATTGCATTAGCGCCAGCCATTGCATACTCGCTCTGTGGAGTGATTAACATACGAACCTTATCTTCCTGATCGATTAAATCAGCCCAGTCGTAGTCATCCATTGAAACTCTACGTCTTGAATGTGGAGTATCCATACGAGGAGTATCTGAGTGGCGTGAAGTACGCTTTTGAGCTGAAACTGCACCAATTCTTTCGAAAAAGTGATTCTTTCCTGTTACTGATTCATAACGAACCGAGTCGCGTAATCGTGAACCTTTCTGTTGTGCAAGGTGCAACACATTACTTTTATACTGCTCGACAAAAGCAGTCGTAATTTGAGTAGACATAATGTCCTCCTTTTATAATTAAACAAAAAACGGTCATTGTCCTTTCGGGTGTCCTGCCTATTACGCTGGCTAAACGAGTTTAGAACTACCTTTTAATCTACCGTTATCCATAAGGGCGGTGTTGATTACAAGCGGATTTTACACCGCTTGAGCATTATCTTACCATACTTTTTTATTCTGGATGCGCTTTTGCGAATAATTGATTCATTTCATCAACAGCATCTGTATGCTTAGGATTTGTAGCATCCCAGTAAGCATGTGATTTATTATCGTTGATTTGATCAATTCTCATTCTAGCATCCATAGGACTCATTACTAAAGAATTGTTAGCTGTACCTGTAGCTGAATCTTCAGTTATATCCCTACCAGCATTAGCAAGTAATCGAATTAAATCTGGATCGTTACCTATGGCTGGATTTGCTAACTTTTCTGATAGCGCATCATTGCCATATACAGCTAAAGCTCTCTTGGCTGCAGTCATGCTCTTGTCGTAGTTAGCACCGAACTCTTGTTTTAAGGATTCTTCAGTTTGAGTTCCTAACGCTTGTCCAGATACTTGATCTTGATTCATTTGGAAATCTACTGAACCTTTTTGCCATTCAACTAAGCCTTGCATTTGTTCTGGTGATAAACCTAATTGATGCCCTGTTTCTTTAAACGAAGTCATCATTTCTTCAGGATAGTATTGTTCATATCCTTGTGGAATATCAACTTTATAATCAGTTGCATTCTCAGGGCGACCAAGCTTAGTGTAAAGCTCATCTCGCTCTTCATCTGTTTTAGGCAGTGGGATTCTACTTCCCATCATTTTTTGTTGGTGAACCAGCGTCTTAGCTGCTGATTCTAAATCGTTAATGTTTGCCAGTGTTGGTTCTGCTCTTAACTCATCTGACAACCCTTCTCTCCAATCTGTTACTTGGTTGTCACTTAGAACAGGCGCATCTGCGTTATCTGTTACTTCTGTGGCCATTTCACTCATAACTTATTCCTCTTTTATATTTGACATACTAATAATACGAAGATAGACAGCTCTTTCACCCTCTCTCCTCGCGGTTTCATACGGATCACCTTTCACATAGGATTCTCGCATTTGATACGCTGACTTCAGATCTTCTAGGACTTTATTCCCAGAGATAGATCCGAAACAATCAGCATAATCCTTTCTTAACTTTGTTATTGTTGTATTCATTGCATTGCCTGCATTATTTGTTCAACCCCTGCTTGTGTAGATTCTACATTCTCTGGATTGACTTGTTCAGCTATTGGTGCTACCTTAGATACTACATCTGCTCCTTGTTGAGCTTGCTGCATTTCTGCCATTTGCTGCTGCTGTTCCATTTGAGCTTTTCTTTGCTCTTCAATTTCAGCAGGATCACGCATAATGTTCTTAGGTACGCCTAATAATTCAGCTCTAGATCTAATTGCAGAATCATGATCAATGTTATCCATAACTTCTGGAGCAATCTGTGCAAGATTAGCAGCCATCTCATACAATCTTTCTACAGCTACAGCTTCTTCCATTCTTTGTGAACGAGCTAGAGGGCCAACATACTCAATATCAATAGATATTCCATCTAACGCTTCTGGAGCAGGTAGGAATTTCTCACTCCTATCCATAATAGCAAAACATCTTTCAATTAGAGGGTTTAAAAACTCTGTCTGAAATCTTCCCAATGTAGGGCCAAGTAATCTTTGCATCAATTCATAACGAACTTGCACTTCTGTAGCAGTCATTTGAGGGCCTTGCTGGAGTTCTAACTGATCTGAGAAGAATGCTTGCTTAATAGCACCTCTTAATTCTGTTTCCTTCATGTCAGACACATCAAATCTAGCACCTGTATCTAATGGTTTGATAGCTCCATCTCTACGAACAACAGTAATACCTGCTGGAGTAGTACGAACCTTACCGATTACACCGTCATCTTCTACTAGAAGTGGTGGATCAATAGCTTTAGCCCATGCTTTAAGACCTAATTCTACTGCTTTGTTCAGAGTTTTGATGTCTGGTAGTGCATTGTAAGCAGGTGAACGACCATATTCTTCGCCTGAAGCCTTAGACCATCTTGTTACAAGGTATGGTAATTCGTTATAACCACCAGAATGAACAATGTTTTTATCTTCTATACATATATATATAGAAACCCAAGGTAATTTAGTGATCTTCTTACCTTTATATTCTTCTGCTGGCATTACACAATGTATAAACTCAAATTTTTTATCTGGTTTGGAATTAAACGCATCGTCAATCTTAGCTCCACAGGCATCACCCCATCTCTGCTTTGCTTGTCTAGCTGAATATTCAAACTTACGATATAGTGTATCAATCTGTCCTTTATGATTTTCAGCAATAAAATACTCTGAAATATGTAAAGCCCTAAAGTTTAGATCTCCACCATTCTCTTCTACTTCAATACAAGATGTACCGATAGAGCAAATATCAAGATAAAACTCATGTACTTCAGTATTAAAGTTAGATGTACTAAAGGCTTTATACATTCTATTACGACAATCCTCTAACCAAACAGAAACATCACGCTGTTGATTCAGTGTTTCATCTCTTACTCTTAGGTGAAACCAAGGTAATGATGCTGAAGTTAGTGTTCCTTGTAATGATGCAGCTAATAATGTATTGGCATGGATTGCAGAAGAGTCATATAACTTCTCAGTGCGCTTTGCACCTTTAGAATATCTTACTGTAGTTGTTGCTTTTCTAGGCATTACATAGTCAAGTATCTCTTGCCAGTGATCTGTCCATGTTCCTTTAGCCGACTCTAATGCTCCAAGCCTTTTAATAATTTGCTCTACTGCCATAATAATCTCCTATTTCTTTCCCGATCCAAGAAGTGAACGAGTTTTAACATCTGCTTCGTCTTGTAAGCCTTCACCACCAGTAAGTAGTGTTGCATATCTGCCAGACTTCTTCTTATTCAAAGCTTTTGTTCTTTCTAATACAATTTCTGCATCCATTTCCGCTTCTTCTTTCTGTCTTTGCACTGATTCTTGTGCGTAATCAACCGGTGGCGGTGGAATATAAGGTGCTGGTGCTGATTTCTTTCCCATGTTGTTCTCCTATAACCAAGTACACTCTTTTTTTAGCATACCATAAATGTGAATATCTTTTAGTCGCTCTGAGATTTCTCTCATAGTGCCTTCCTTTTTAAAACCTAATCTCTTTAAGAATAAGTTTGCTTGCCTATTATCTGTTTCTGTATAGGCAGTAATTCTATGGCAATCTAATTGAATAAAAGGGTAGTTAAACAATGTTCTTAGCATTGTCTTATTAAAACTACCTTTCTCCATGACACCTGAAAACACAATATCTTGTATTCTGTATTCATAAAATGCCACTCCCCCAACTAATTCACCCTCTTCATAAAAACCAAAATTAGTACAATCACTAAGAGCTGTAACCCCTACTCTTTTTGTAATCCAATCTGTAACTTCTTGTCCTGCATTCGGTCTTAACTCGATCATCTTAACAATGTTTTTTTACTTTCCTGCTCTTCCCAGAACTTTCTCTCAGATAACAAAGATGCTTGAGGTGCTGCAGATCCATCTTTTGTAGATGTTGATGCTGCGATTGCTTTTTCTCTAGCTTCCTGTGTCTGCTTGTCTAGATCTTTACGATCTACAGCTTCCGGTACTGGAGGTGCTGTATATGCAGGTGGTATAATAGGTGCTGGTGCTGATTTCTTTCCCATACTAATTTCCCAATAGTGATTTTTTACTTAACTCTGCATCATCAGTAACGCCCTTACCGCCTGTAAGTAATGTTCCGTAACGACCCTTCTTTTTCTTATTCTTTAGAAGCCCAGCTTCTGATGCTGCTGCGACTGATGCAGGTTCTGGCAGGTCTGCTAGTGCTGGATTATCTTGAAATCCAAGTGGCTTTGCAATTTTTTGCATCCCCTGATTGCCCACCCTATTAACTGCTGCTGGTGCATTATTACCTTGGGAGTCTTTGAACTGCAAAGCTGGTAAAGACATCTTTTTAATCGCGCTAAATACACCCATATTAATTCCCCAATAGTGATTTCTTCTCAATATCTGGACTACCTAGTGATCCTTCCGATCCAGTAAGAAGTGTACTATATCTGCCTTTCTTTTTCTTCTTGATGGATTCTGACATTGCTGCTGGAACTTCTGCTTCAGGTGCTAATGCTTCAGGTTCTACTCTAGCTGCTACTGGTGCAGCAACAGGTGCTGCTGGTGGCGTGTATGCCGGTGGTGATGGTGCAAAAACTTTTCTTACAAATCCGCCCATGTTATTTCTCCTATGTAAATATATTAAAACTACTATCTGCTTCATACTGCCTAGGCTGGGAGTGTTTAATCCTCGCATGTCGCAAAGATAACACAGCATACCTCATGGCAGAAATCAAGTCATCCTTAAATGGAACTATTCTTCCGTCTTTCCTATGATACATCCTTAATTCCTCAAAAACGCCCGATTGTGTTGAAAATATCTTTAATCTGCCTGTTTTCATCCTTTCAAGCATTTCCATGACTCCAGATTCTAGTGAAACTCCACCTGATCCTTCCTGCTGATTATCTACTGGTGGATTGGTAAACCAACCGCCCCAACTCTTACCTCTACCTTGCATCATGTTTACACCTAATGCTCGATATTGATCTGCTAACGGAGTACCAGATCCTTTATCTGCTTGCCTACCATCTCGCGGCCATATTACAGGAATCCATTTCGGTCTTGCGTTGATAGCGGCTGCGTGAACTGCTGGTATTTCTTGTCTTTGAGAATAGCTGTCATATATATAAGCAATATCTGCATCCCGATCCCAAGCAATCCATACTGCTGTAGTAGGGTGATCCCAACCATAGTCCATGCCACATACCCTAGGAAAATGATCAGGTATGTCGAAAGGCTCACATTTAATGACTTCTTCAGGAACTGGGAATACCAATCCCGATCCAAGAGAAGGAATACCTTGTTCTCGCATCTTCCTTTCGTGTGGTGGTAGTGCTGCTAATATCTGCTCTTTAACATCTTCTGTCATGTGAGGTGCATCATCCCAGCCTGCCTGCATCATAAACTGACCTTGCTTCAAGTCATTGATAAACTGAGCAATAGTTTCAGTCATTCCGTTCTCAGGCGTAAATGTCATATAAACCATGCCACCTTTATCCGCTGTACGAGTCACACACTGAGAATAAATCTCTGGTGGTGGTTCTTCATCTAACCAGATAACATCTAGTGACTCACCCATCCACTTTTCTTTACCCATCTCATAAGCTTTAAAACCAACCCTAGACCAGCCACCGCTAACATGCTTAATAACAACTGAGTTGTGGGCGTTCGGAACTCCGGGTTTTCTGGTTTTCTCACCGATTAGATTTAACGGTATAGCACCTGTTCCTTTTGCATGAGGATCATCAGGCTGTCCAAATAATTCTTTCTGTAGAATATCACGAGTAGTTTCATTCGATGCACCACCTGCCCATGCTCTAATAGGTCTATCCCATTTCCTGCCTTGCCACCATTTAGGATACAATCCTGTCAAATGATAAGCCAACTCTGCTGCACCACAATAAGACTTACCAATCCTGTTACCAGCCATCAATAGTTTCTGTGCCGCTTTAGCGTTGTGGAATTTTTCTTGGTATTCGTAAGGCTTATAATACTTCAGCTTATTATGATCTTGCCTAAACTGCAGTTCTTTAGCAATCTTGATAGCTTGCTCTACACTCATAGATCTTTCACCACTCTATCCCAAACTTCATCTTGAGTCATCCCCTCTTCACCCTCTTTAACCTTTGTTCTTGAGTCAATCTTATTCGGATCTATTGTTTCTGCCAGTATATATCTATAAACCGTTGTACCACTTCTCTTACCTTCCCACTGAAAATGTAACATTGTGGGCGGTAACTCATACTGTCCTAAAATCGTAGGATCAAAATCTGACTTAGTTACTGTCATCTTCTCTACTTAATAGTTCAGTGTCTTGTTGAATCTGTTGAGCAAGTGTAATGACAACTATATCATCTAACTCTCCAGCACCATCAATAATAATCTGAGCAATCTTGTGTATCGCTCTTAACTTAATCTTACAATCCTCAATATTATGTTTCATTTCCAATCCAAAAAAGTAAAGTGTTTTACTACTGGTGACTTGTCACTTATCCCTTACACAGCAACATTATTAGTTTTCTCTAATATATCCTCTTTTTCTACATTTGTAGGAGTTACGTCAATTATATTCTGATTTAAGAGTAATTCTAGCTCTTTTTTAAGCTCTTCGTCTGATTTATTGTCCATGCCTGAGATCTCAATCTGATTAACACTACCAAACCCTGCTCTATCTAACAAATCCTTACACGCCTGCAGTTTAACATTCTGATTACTAGCAGTTTTAGCCAGATTAATAATCCCTGCAAGCCCCAATGTGGCACTATCTCCTATCAGCTTAACAGTTTCTTCCTTTATGACTTCAGCAAACTGCCTCTTCATACTGTAGCCCTTCTGTTTAGCTGTAGCCTCACTATAGCCTGCTCTAATCGCACATCTTGCAGCGTTACCTGCATCCTCTGAAGCTACATAAAGCCTGATAAATTCGGCCTGTTGCTCATTATTAACTGTTGTTGCTAGGTTCATGAGTAAATTATAACACAGGTTATAACCCTATTTACCCTCCGATGCGTGAAATGAACCCTATACTATGGTCGCGTGTGTAGTTTTGGGGGGTGGGGTGTCGTTGATGGGGGGTATCAGGCTGGCCAGAATGCAGCAAAGCCGCGCTGCAGCAGTACATATACGATATGCAGCATCCGATCCATAATATAAGCAGCGAGAGGGCGAGAAGAGGGAACGGAGTTTTTTCTGGAAGATCTGGAAGTTCTGGAAGTTCTGGAAGATCTGGAGCAGCTGGCAGGATCAGCAGCAGGATCAGCTACTAGATAGGTTGTATTACTGTATAGGATAGAGGCACAATACGGAGTGCATCCGATCCATACTTTAAGGTGCGCGATCCGCAGCTGCAGCAGTAAACA